ATTTCCGTTTGTGGTTGAGGTGTCTATCTCACGAGCTTGAACGTCGAGGTTAGCGCCTAGCTGGGGAGAGGTATCCTCCGATATATTAGAAAGAGATCCAGCAGAAGAAAAATCACCGAAATCAACATACTTAAGGTTGTTGCTATCAGACTTATCTTGAATTAAAACCTTGTCGTCAGACGCTGGGGAGCCAATATCAGAAAGGTCATTACCTGTAGTTCCTGAGCCAAGTCTAGACTGTAGGTTTGAAAGTGATGTATTTAAAGCGCTGTTTTGACCACCAAGGGTGCTTATTGCGCTCGTGTTAATAGAGTCGCCAGCAACACGTTGTGCGATTTCGGCATTAAGCTCAGTAGTCAAGTCTACTCCATCAGCACCATTGGTGCCAGCTGCTCCTTTAACACCCTGAGGCCCTAAAGTATTAGCGACCACTACGGGAACTGATTGATCAGTAGAAACAGAAACGCTTTGTAGCGATTGACTAAGAGACACAGATGTGCCCCCGTTAACAGCAGCGACAATGGAATTTCCCCCACTAGATGTTACCGTTATAGCCATGTTATCTAGAAATATCTTCGTTTACAGTGAATGAACCCCTTAATATAGTGGTTACCACTTCGCTAACTTTTTGCTGAATATCATAAGTAAAGGAGCCAACAGGAAGCTCCTTCATGGTATCTGCTGAAGCTGTAACGGTAACCACGCCAGAAGTAGTGCCGTCGCTAAACACAAACCCATTACTTAGCTTTGATCGTTGCTCTTCGCTTAAAGCCTTGGCATTCGAGGTAGAAGAAGAAAGACCACTAGAAGCGATTACCTCTCTTTCGGCAACTCCTGTTCGAGATCGAACGGGGTTAGTTTTTACATCCATTAAAAACTCATAGCTAGTCAAGTCTAAAGCGGTTCCACTAGAGTCATTTAATGTAAGGGAAAGAGAAAAGGTGTCTCCTCTTCTGCAAGTGATGTCAAGCTTTTCAGCTACATCTAAGTTTACTTTGCTTGCCATATTATCCTAATAGTGAGTTTACAATATTGTCTACGCTGTCTCCTGATTCTGGGAGTTCACCTCTGTTTCCTTGACGCTGAGAGAGCAATTTACTTTGCTCAGAAGATTGCTTCTTTACCCTATCGTCTTTTCTATCTTCTTTTAAAACCTCAAGCTTTTCCTTAAACTCTTGATCTTCAGTCTTAAACCCAAGGGTGGCCTGAGCTTTTATAATCTCGATCTCTTTTCTAAACTGATGCTTTACCTCTTCTAGCTGTCCTTCAAGCTGCGTCTTGAGTTGCATCTGCTGAGCCTCTAGCTGAGCCTCCATTTGCATCTCTTGCATCTTAGCCTGAGAAGCAGCCTGAGCAGCTTGTTGAGCTGACTGGGCTTGCATCTGTGAGTTTTGAGCGGCCATCTGCTGCTGAAGAGCCATACGCTTCTTGCGTCTTACGACCAAAAGTCTTTCAGCTTGATTAACATCTTTCATATTCCTTATAGCTATAGCATCTTCGAGATCTATCTCTTTCTGCTGTATAGCCATCTGAACGTTCTGCTCTAGGTAAGCTTTGTCTTTGTCTTCCATCTCTTTCACCACCTGTACACCGAAGTTGTACATAGGGAGATCATTAAAAGAAGAAAGGACAGCCATATTTTCTTTACCTATAGCATTGCTGTATATCTCATGAAGAACAGATTCTTCTGGTATGATTTGCAAACACTTAACTATATCTTCACAAACCTTTTTGTAAAGAATCATAGACGCATTAGTGATATCGTATATGGCGTTATTGCCTGCGGCGATAGCATTCTGCTGAACACCCACTAAGGTGTCTCCTTTAGGTGTAGAGGAATCCATCATCTCGTTGACTCCTGTAGCGTCTCGGATCATTCGCAAGTAGTGATTGTACAGACCAATCAGCTCATTGATGTTTCGAATACTATTTCCTATCTCTCTTACTGGTGGGTTCTGGAATCCTCCCTCTGGGTTTTTACTTCTATAGTAGAATACACCAGTCTGCTCGTAGATATCGTGCAAGTCCAAAGGCTGTAAGTCTCCGCCTTTACCAAGTTGCACATTCTCTAGCCCCTCGATATCAATGATCAATCCGTCTGGTTTTGCCTTAGCAATAGCCTGCTGAATCTTCAAGTGAGTCAACTGAAGCATATCAGCAAATCCAGTACAGCTTTCTACCATAGACTTCGGCATCATGTCCCGAATGTTAGTAGCCACTGGAGAATAAGAAAGCCGAACAGAAGAAATGTCGTGAATGTTCTTAGGGACGTTTTTAGACCTACCGTAATTGAATACTATGTCGGACCCATTCATTACATACATGCCTCCATACACGGTGGCGACATCCATCTTAACTGGGTTCCTTTGAAATACGCTTCCTGGCTTGTCTGAGTATTCAAAACCCTTCATGAAGAAGTTTACGTTACCGAAACGATTCTCCTTCTCTTCGAAGTATATGCAATCAACAGAGATGAACTCGAACTCAAGCACATCAACCATGTACTCGTCGTAGCCATAGTCAGTTCTTTGAGACAGGTTGTTATAGCTGTTTTTACCAAAAGAGCTTGGGTTGTTACCATACTTACCCTTAATAGATTTAGCCAGCTCCTCTAACTGCTCTTCTGTGATCTCACCAGCAGATATTCTTCTTAACTCCTGAATAGAGATAGACTTAACATGACCCGCGTAAATCAAGTCTTCAAAAAACGGGTCCTCTGTATGGCTGTGAATAAACGTAGAGGGATCTACGTAATCAGTCTTAATCCCGTGGTTAGGATCGTTAGTTCTTTTTACAACACACATACCTAGAGCAACGAGATCATTAACGCATCTCCTTAGAGTCCCGTCATTGAAGTTGTTCCAAGAAAGGGTCATGTTAGTCCCTATCTGAGCGGCAATCTCTGCATCAGTTTTGACGTTAGTACCCAAAAGGATCTCAGCCTCCTCAAGAGAGTCTGGAAGCTGATCTGGGTCCTCACCAATTACCATACCCGTCTGCTGTTTAAGTTGCTGCAATTGTTTTTTTGCCTCAACTTGAATCTCCATCCTTCTCTTCTTGTTGTTCTTTTCAGAAGAAGAAAGAGGATCAATAGCCTCTAAGTTCGGGTAAGGATCTTTAGAAAGTATTTTATTTACAACAACTCTAACAAATTTGGGTAGAATAGGAACAGGAGTGTAGTCCATATTCATCAAGCTTCCGTCTCCATCGTTAGGATTGAGTGATCGGAGAAGCTTCTTGTATATGTTAGTGTCTTGAGTACCGTTAGCGTAATCTCTGCTTCTTTCGAATATCGTATTTCTTCTACCGTAAAGGGATGTAGACTCTTTTATCTTGCCCCACTGGTTTTCAATAGCTTTTGCATACTGCAAACCATAAGACATACCTTCTTTGGTTGATGCGTCCGCTAGAGGGTTTGGGAAAGAATGCTTGCTATTTTTATTGAGGCTCATAATTTACGTGCATTATGCATATTCTGCAAATATAACAAATCGTCGTTAGACCTTATATTTTCTAAAAAACACTTTTTCTTTAAAGTCAGATTTAGATTTTTCTTTTTCTTTTTGGGCTGCAAGTAAGGCTAGCCCAGAGCTAATAGTTAAGTCAAACTTGGTTCTTTTGTCTATTTTAAACCCAATCCAATCCTCAAGGGTTTTGTTGAAATACATAGCGCCTGTCTCTCCGCTCTCGTGATTTACACCGACATGATCGTAAATATACCTCTCTATGGATTGGGCATGAGACTGTATCACGTCCTGAGAGTTAGATGGTATTCCTTTTGTCTTTACGTTTACATGAGAAGAACTACTCATGAGGTGCCTAGGTCTATCCATTAGGTAACCGTCGTAACCCCTTGACTCAAAGTATCTTACGATACCGTACTTATTGTTCTCTACAAGTAAGGGGTACCCATAATAAAAAGCACACATAAGCACGTCCTCATAGAATATACTGGCTAAGTCTGGCCTAGAGGCGTATTCCACAACAAACATATTGGAAGGGCGATTCATGCTAAACTTATTGTACATGTGAAGAGCGCCCTTCGAGCCCCTGTTGTCTACCGTAGCGTCTAAGTCATAAGAGTCAACCCCTCCGCACCCATAAGAGACAAACGGGGCTACTTTCTTTCCTCTTTCCGTTTTGGATACATTTCTGTCAGAAGGATCAGGCATCCAAGAAACACGAAACCTGCCGTTGGGTGTAGGCGAAAAAACAACCTCTTTGTCCTTTTCTCTCCAGGCGAAATTACCTACAACAACTGGATTGGGGAACAGCTCGTCGTTATACTCTATCTGCTGGTATATCTTACCTATATTAAATAAGCTTCCCTCAATGCTATCCCTAAAAGCTTCATCTTCGGTAAAAGGAAACTGTCTAGTAACCTCGTTTAGCTCAGAAGGGTTGTCCTTAAAGGACTTGCGTTCGTTCTTAAGGTAAGTTTTACTGCCGATTTCGATTAGGTCCCCGTCTATACCATGTATATGTACGCTTTGGAGTGGATCCTCTACAACAGCATTACCATAAACATCAAAGAAACCCTCTAAGGCATCATAGGCTGGGATAAATATCCTGTAAAGACCCGTCTTAGTTCTATCGTTGTTGTTTCGCTCGTTAGGGTCGGAGTCATGCCAAAGACCTTTATATTCTTCACCGCCTTTATTCATGGGATTCACGGTGCTTCCAACTATAGCCTTACCTATAATTTTCCTACCTACTATTAAGCAAGTCCTCTCTATCCTCCAAGCCTCTCTAATGTCAGTTGGTTTCTCCCACTTACCAGCCTCATCGAGATAAAGCATGTGTAGCTTCTCACCGTCATAGGCGTTGTTGGTGGTGTTCTTCCAGTTGATCACCGTATTCAAGGCGTCGCCCTTGTAAGAGGTTTTGTTGTTTTTGGTGATACGCTTTGATGGTTCACGGAATGCCAACTCCATACGTGGATTTGTGGTACCGTCCTGGATGGGCTTGAAGAAGAATGGGTAGCCTCTAAAGATAGAGACTACTTTCTTCATGAATATGTTCTCTTGCGAGTCTTTACCAGTCTTTGACTGTATGCCAAGAAGCTTTTCTTTAACTTGACTAGCCTCATCCACAAGGACAGCAGAGCATATGTTAGTGTAGCCAGAACGACGACACTTAGTATAAAGCTGACCGAAACAACGAGGGTCAGCTTCACAAGCAGCCATGTGAGTAAAGATTTCTTTTTGGAAAGCAAGGTATGATGGATATCCGATATCAATTTTAGACCACTGTAGAAACATATAGTGTCTCCCTGTAATATACGTAGGTTCCCCATTATTGTAAAACCATACACCGTCACGCCTACGCTGAAACTCTTGTTCGATGTAAGAACGAAACTTGTTCCGAAACTCGGCAGGTTTTTCGAGCCACTCATCCATGCTGCGTATCCTACGCATTTCCTCTGGCATAGGTGTGCGTTTCCACAGCTGCAACTTCTTTGGCTGGTCATGGAAGAGAATTTCCGATTTGCGCGGTTTCTTTGGAAGTGCCACGAGTAACCCGTGAAGCTCGATAACTTCTCCTTCTGTACCGTTAGGGTCGATCTTAATCCCCTTAGTTTCATAACCTTTTATGTCGATTAGATTAGACATTAAAAACTCTGTCCGTGTGAGTTCATCCTACCGAGCAAAGGTACGCCTTCTTTAGGGTTTTTAATCTCCATTTGTTCTCCGCATTCACACTGTCCTTCTGGATAGTAAACACTACCATTCTGAAACTTCATGGTAAGGCTCCTTACGGATTTCTCTGCTTTACATTTCTCGCAAATAAGATCAGGCATGTTGTTTGATTTAATTAGTGCACCAGACAGGATTCGAACCTGTGACCGTCTGCTTAGAAGGCAGATGCTCTATCCAACTGAGCTACTGGTGCGTGTGCTCCCTCCAGGACTTGAACCTGGGGCCTGCCGATTATGAGTCGGACGCTCTAACCAACTGAGCTAAGAGAGCTTAAAGTAAACTTTTATATGATCGGTCGTAACTGACTGATTATCAAAGTTATAGTCGTCCCAATAGATCAGTCCGCTAGCATCACTTGGAGAATCTTTCTGCGAATCCTCCTGAGTAGTCTTTGTCTTGTTCAATTTCTCCATTGTTCTTTAACTCTTTAACCATTTGTTCTAGCCTCTGGCGCTCCACCAAAAGCTCTTTACAGTCGATAGCAGTTTGCTTTATGGATTGGAGCTCAGCCTTACGCGCAGAACCCCCTGCTTCTGGATCGACAGGCTTTTTGATTTCTTCAATCATATTATTGATTGCGATCTCCATGCTCGCCATGAGATTTTTAGCGGCAGTAACCGTGGTAAATTTACTCGCCATAGCCAAAAACAAATATTGGCGTCTTAGGACCTAGATAAGCTCCAGCTATATTAAACTCAAAGTGCTCCATAGCATCCTCGTCGGTCATCTCGTCATCCTCGCAAAGTATAGCAATGATCTTACCTATATCGTATACAGCACGGCATACATCAAATCCCTGGTGGCTGATACCTATTACAGCGTCATCAAACCCATCAGCAAGCAGGCACTCTTCTTCCTCCAGCAGGTGCCAGAGGTGGTCTCTATCCATTTCAAACATGTCAATTAAATTTCTTTATAAAGCAGGTCCTCAACCCTGGTTCTGTAGTATTCCTTACCGTCAATGGTAATTCTGTAGTCTCGGTTTTCTTTGAAACCAACCACATCACCTACAGAAAGACCTATTTTTTCAATCCCAGAACTCGTAAATGCGACTCTACCCCTTGTTGGTAGTTTCTCTTCAAGTTTAACAACCTCGATAATCGACGATTCTTGAACTGTCTCTTCTTCGATAGCCTCAAGGAGGCTCCAACCCGCAAGAGGGTGGACATCGCCCGTGTCGCTATCTTTAAAAGCAATAGCTTGATTGTTAATAGCGTGATCTTCATCATACCTGACAAGGTAGTGATTGTCATCACCAGTAAGTGGCTGGCCTTCATTGATAACCACGAGATGATGGAAGTAAAGCGTGTCGCCAGGCTTGACGCCAGTCTCGTACTTAAACGGAAC